AACTGAACTGTATAGTGATAATATATATGAAAATATAGTTTCTGCAAGATGGAGAAATAAATATTTTAGAAATTTTTACAATTCTTCTTCCCTTGTAGTTCCTGCATTTATGAATGATAATATTACCTATACATTATTTAATAATAGCACTACTGAACTTAAGACTATAGATCAAGAGTTATACGGAGCTAATTTTATAGATCCCTCTAAAACCACAGAATGATATAAAATCGCAGGTAATGATATATTTGCCAAAAATGTATTTTTCTCAATTGATGGTAATGAGGAATCTTTAGAGGATATCTCTCAATCCCTAGTATTCTTTAACGGTAATGTTCCTTTAACTGATGTAAAAGGAAATGAAGTAACATATTGAATTACAGATGATCTTACAGAAATGAACATATTAAATGATCAGGAAATGTGTTATATATCTACTAAAAGTGAGAAAGATATTAGGGGGAATAAAATTGCTATAAAGAGAACTGTATTACCTCAATTTACAAGGTATACCGTTTCGTCCTCTAATGTTACTGCTTCTTGAGATTTTGGATTACCACAAGAGATTTATATTGATGATATAACTTATAATATCGGAAGTACTATTTATAGTAGATTCTGGAGTGAATTTTATAATGATCAATTTGATGTAAATACTAAAAAAGTTACCTGCTTTGTAAGATTGGATGATTTAGATGTTAAGTATGATTTACTTAGACAGTTCTATTATTTTGAAGATTCTTACTGGGTACTTAATAAGATTGATGCTTATGATATTAATTCAGATTCTACAGTTAGATGTGAATTTATTAAAGTTCAAGATATTAATAGTTATTTAGCTGGAATTCAAAATCTAGGTGAATATATATCATTTGATGATTCAGATCCAGTTGTAGATTATAAAGCTGGGACTAAAAAGATTACAGTTACTTCTAATATTCCTTGAGAATTAGGATGATATAGTCCAAATGAAATTGTAAGCATTACACCTGAATCTGGGCAACCTGGAGAAACAGAATTAACAGTTACTTATAATGAGAATACTAAATATGACCAAAGAAGTTTCTACTTTAGTCTTTATAAACAAGGAGGCGTAGATGGTCCTAAATGTATGTTTACTCAAACTCCAGACCCAAATAAAGCTGTTCTTATTACAGGCAAATTAGAAACTCCAAGTGGCACTATACCAACTGGGGTAAATCAGATACTTACAGAAAACGATAACTTCTTGAATGTGGCTTATATGCAGGATAATGGAAATTATAGAATATATGCTCAAAAAGGTGTTCAGTTTAAATTTGAAGTGACTGATGGACCTACAGGAACAGTTAAATATACAGAGAATTTAACACTAACAGAAGATACTGTTAAAAATATTACAATCTAATGGCACAAACAGAAATTAAAAAGGTTATTAGTATTGATACTAAGTCAAGTAATAAGTCAATAAACTCTTTAAAGAAAGATATTGATGCATTAACTAATTCGCTGAATGATTTAGAGATTGGTACTAAGGAATATAATGAAACTCTTTCATTACTTGGTAAGAGACAATCAGAATTCAATAAAATTAATGAGCAGATAGCAAGATCTTCAAGAACTACTGCTCAAAGGTTTGAAAGTGTAGCTAAAATATCCACTGGTTTGGCCAGTGGATATGGAGCTGCAACAGCTGCCATTACTTTATTTGGGAAAGAATCTGAAGATTTAACTAAAGTAATGGTTAAGTTACAGTCATCTATTGCATTAGTACAAGGTATTGGAGGTATAAAAGATTTATTAGAAGAATTGCCTACTTTAGGTAATTGGTTTAAGAAATTAACTGATTTTATCTCTCCATTTAATACAGGGTTGAATAATGCTGCCAAAAATCTTAATCAGATTGATGCATCTAAGCTTAATGGCATTGGCACATCTGTTGGTAATGTTGGAACTGAATTAGGTAATATCTCTAAAGTAGTCAAGGATTTAGAAGGCACCAATATTAATTTTAAAGGAGGTATGATTCAAGGAGTAATGGGCACTCCTGCTGAAATATCTGCTACTAATAAGAGTGTATCTAATACGATTCCGATTATAGGTAAATTAGGAGAAACTGCAAAAAAGTCCTTTGAAGAAGTAAAACCTACATTTACTACAGTTGCTGAATTTTTAAAGGAAGCAGCAAAAGAGACTGGAACTCCAGCAGAGAGAATGCAGAAAGCTGCTAAACGTTTAGGTGTAGATCTTGCTGAATTAAAGGAAAATGTAGAAAAAGGCATTCCAACTTTGCGAAAAGGGGCAGAGGCTCAGAAAGCAATGGCTGAAGCTTCAGAACAAGCTGCTTCTGGAGTAGGTAAAGTTAAAACTGCACTTAAAACTATTGGTAATGTAACTGTATGAATTGCATTAGCTACAGCTATTGGATTAGCTATTAATAAGATAATAGAGTATATATCCTCAATAAAATCAGCTGAAAAGGAGGCTGCTGAATTTAGAAAGTCTATTACAGATACTACTAATCAGATTGCTTCTAAATCTATAGCTATCTTTAGAGAGTTACAAATAGCTTACGAAAGGGTTGGAGATTCTGCAGATGCTAAGCGTAAGTTTATAGAGCAATATTCAGATAAGATTAAAGAGACTGGTTTAAATATCACTGATGTAAAGACTGCAGAAGATGCGTTTGTAAATAATACTGGTAATTATGTAGAAGCATTAACTGCAAGAGCAAAAGCTCAGGCTATTGAACAGGCTGCAATTAAGCTTTATGAGGAGTATTTAAATAAACGTACTGAACTGGAGAATCAAATTTCTGATACAAGTTTTGGAGAGGCATCTGCTTGGCAGGCTTTTAAAGCTACAGCAATGTTCTGAAAAGATTATTCAAATACAATTTATGAGTACACAAAGCAAAATAAAGAGAATACTTATAAACAGTTGGATGATTTAAATAAAGACATTGAGAAAAGGCTTAAAAAGCTATTTGAGGATGTAGCAGATACTAATAAAAAGTATGGTGGGTTCTTTAATATTCCAACTATTACAAAGAACACTACTGAAGCTAAGAAGGTAATAAATGAATTTGATGAATGGCTTCAAAAGAGATTAGAGGATAAAGACCCAGTAGATGAACTTGAAGATGAATATATTAGACTATTAGCATTAGCTATTAAGTATAATAGGGGAATTGAAGAGGTAGAAGCTTGGCATCAGGAAGAACTTAAAAAGATTAGAGATAAAGCTAGAGCTGATGAAGAAGCTAAGCGTAAAGCAGATGCAGATAAAGCTTGGAATGATCTACAGTCTGAATTAAAAAGGATTAGAGATTTATCTTCTACAAGTAATTTGAGAGAGCCAAGAGAGCAGACCTTTCAGACTACTTATACTCAAGGTATATCGAAAGCATTTGGATTGGCTGGAGATTATGAAGGGACTGGTTATAAATTTACATATCAGAGTAGAGAGGACTTAGAGAATCAATACAATGCTCAAATTGAATACAATAACAACTTACTCTCATTAACTCAAGGTAGAATAGAGCAAGAGAATGCCTTATTAAGTCAGCAATTAATGAATGAACAATTAACTGCTGAACAAAAAGAGGAAATTCAAAGAACTCTTACTGAGAATAATATGGCCTTATCAGATGCTCAATTAGCTAATGAACAGGCAAATACTCAGGCTTATCAAAATCTTCAAAAAGCAAGGCAGCAAGCTTTACAGGGAACTTTATCTGTAGCTTCAAGCATTGCAGGAAGTATGGCAAGTATTTGGGGAGAGGAAAGTAAAGTAGGTAAAGGATTTGCTACTGCTCAAGCATTAATTGACACTTATTCAGCAGCAAATAGCGCATACTCTGCTATGGCAGGAATTCCTATTGTAGGTCCTGCTTTAGGTATTGCTGCAGCTGCAGCCGCAGTAGTTGCAGGTATTGCAAATGTTAAAAAGATTTGAGAAGTAGATGAATCAGGTGCAAGTGGAGTGAGTGGAGCATCTGCAGCAGTGGCAGCACCAGCTGCTTTAAATACAGCTCCTGTTGAATATACTCGAAACTTACTTGGAGATAAAGAAACTGACCTTTTAAATGAACCTGTTAAGTGTTATGTTGTTGAATCTGACATTACTTCAGCTCAAACTAAGGTAGCAGTTACTGAATCTAATGCTTCATTCTAAAAATATTTAGTGTAACTTTTTTATTCTTATTAACTACAAAATATGAGTAAAAAGGTTACATTAGATATTCTAAAAATATTACAAATTTATAAAGTGCTATATATTAATAAAAATGGAAATTACTTATAATGATCTTCCATTATTTCAGGTAGTGATTACTGATGATTGTGATGGAATAGAATATGTTGCTTTAACAAGTAAACCAGCTACACAAGTTAACTGGGTTGCTTTTAGTAATTCTCAGAAGTTCTCGATGGATGAAGATAAGCATTTAGTAACATCTTGCTTAATGTTAAGTGATACTCCAATTTTCAGACGAGATGAGAAACTCGGAGAATACTACATACAGTATGATAAGGAAACTCTTCGTAAAATGGCAGAGAAGATGCTGTATGATAAAAGAACTACAGATGTAAATATTGAACATTTAGAAGATTCTGATTTAAATGGAATTACTCTACAAGAAATCTATGTAAAGGATATTAATAGAGGAATATCTCCAGTTGAATTCCAGGATGTTCCTGATGGTTCTTTATTTGCCACTTATAAAGTAGATAATCAAGTTATTTGAGATGCAATTAAAGCTGGTAAGTTTAAAGGGTTCTCAATTGAAGGTTTATTTACTTTAGAGAGAAAGTCTGATGAATATGACGAAATAAAAGAGATCCTTAATATGATTAAGAAGATAAAAAGAGTTAAACATTAAAATTATTAATTAAATGAGCAAATTCACAAGAATCAAGCTTGAATTGGCTAAAATGCTTGCAAAGTTCAGTGATATTAAAACTGATAAGGCAGTACTTACTTGGGATTCAGATGAAGACTTACGCGCTGGTATGGATGTATATGTTCAGGATGAGAACGGAGAATACAAACCTGCTGAGGATGGTGAGTATGTAACTGAGGATGGAAAGACGATTGTTGTTAAAGACGGTAAAGTAGAGTCTGTAACTGATCCTAAAGCTGAGGTTGATCCAGAAGAAGCAGCTAAAGCAGAAGTTGATGCTGCTTGTGGAAAACGCAAGGTAGAAACTGCTGAAGAGCCAGTTGATCCTGAAGTAGCTACTGATGGTGACAAAGAAACTGTAACTGATGCAATTGATGCAATTCATCGCGAAATTAATGAGCTTTATGACATTGTTGATAAGCTTGTTAAGAAAGTAGCTGAATTAGAGGGTAAATCTGAAGCTACAGAAAAGACGGTTGAAAAGATGAGCAAAATGAGTGCTGCATTTTCAGCTGAGGAACAGATAGAAGGCAAAGCTTCAATAATGACTGGTAATCCTGTTATTGATAAAAAGCTTAAAAACTTTATTGGTTAATTATTAAATTATTTATAAAATTATGGCAAATAGTCCTGTAATGACTAGTCTTACTGCTTATGTAGAGCAGAGACGTCTTCCTCTTATTAAAGAGGCTGTATTAAAGGCTAAGAGTGCTTCGTTGTTCAATCTTCAAACTGACATCAAAACTAGTGCTGCTCTTAACCTGTTATCAACTGCTATTCAGTTTGGCGATGGCCTAGCTTGTGGTTGGGATGAAGCTGGAACTCAGACTCTTTCTCAGAGAATTCTGGCTACTGGTAATATTAAGATCAATATGGCATATTGTGATAAAGAGATGCTTAAATACTGGACTCAGTATCAAGTACGAGTAGCTGCTGGTCAGAAGACGCTTCCTTTTGAAGAGGATTTCGTAAATGCAGTAGTTGAGAATGTTAAGGCTGCTATTGAGACTGCTATTTGGCAGGGTGATACTACTTCTGAAACAAATAACCTGAAGTATTTTGATGGTCTGTTAAAGATCCTTGGTGCTGCTGATGGGGTTGTTGATGTAGAAATTACTGGAGCATCTGCTTATGATGACATTATGGCTGTTTATAACGCTATTCCTGAGAAGGTTCTGGATGGTGCTTCTATCTTAGTTGGCAGTGATACTTTCCGTAAATTTATCCAGGAGTTAGTTGCTAAGAACTACTACCACTATAGTGGTGAGAATCTTAATGGTGAGATTATGCTTCCTGGTTCGCAGGTTAAAGTAATCGCTGTTAATGGTCTTAATGGAACTGATAAGATTGTTGCTGGTCAGTTAGATAAGAACTTCTTCTATGGTTGCGATATGATGAACGATGAAGAGAAGTTTGAATTGTGGTATTCACAAGATTTCCGCGAATTTAGATTAGCTATTGAATTTAACGCTGGCGTACAGGTTGCATTCCCTGATGAGGTAGTTCTTGGTGCCAAAGCCTAATTTCAATAGAGTTTAACTTTAAATAAGATTGAAATTATATGGCTTGTTTAATAACTATCGCTGGTATTACCCTGGATTGCGAATCTTCGCTTGGTGGTATCAAACAGGTATGGATTACTCAGTACGATAATGTTAAGAGTGTAACTGTAGATGATGAGACTAATCAAATCTCAGCTATTACTCTTGAAGCAGATGCTAAATGGTATAATTACCAATTCCGCAAAGGTACTGGTTCTCTAACCTCAACATTGAACGTTGACGAAACTGCAGGAACCAACTATGTAAGTAATGAGCTTGCTCTTGTATTTACAAAGATGGAGACTAAGAAAAGAATCGAGATTGCTGCTCTTTCTATTGGACAACTTGTAGTTGTTGTAGAAGATTCTAATGGCAAATACTGGTTCTTAGGAAAAGATGACTATGTAAGCGCTTCCGCTGGTACGGGTGTTACTGGTACTGCAAAAGGTGATCAGAACGCTTATACGCTGACTTTAGCTACTGACTCTGAATCATATCCTTATGAGTTGAGTGCTGAAGCTATTCAAAGTGTTGTAGGTGCTTAACAACAGAAGAGGGGCGAGTATTAATTTACTTGCCCCTTATTTTGTTTATATACCACATAATGAATAATTTATATTTTATAGAAAAATAATATGGCAAACGAAACTGAAAAGACAATTCTTCCTTATCTTAATGTCCTTGAAGTCGAAACAATAGATAAGTCAAATGTGACTAAAGTTATTGTTATTGACAAGGATGATGAAGTTAAGGTTATGGATGGTTCTCAGTTAGCTACTAATAGCTATTTTGATCTTCAGGATAAACCTGAAATCAATGGCATTGAGTTAAATGGTAATATGACTTCAGAAGAGTTGGGATTAGCGTCATCTGAAGATATTGTTACTATTAATTCTGAGTTAGAGCAAATAAAGAGTACTATTCCAAGTGCTGAAAATATTGATAATCAGATAACTGAACGATTAGCTGATTATCCAACTAAAGAAGAGGTTACAACTGAAATTTCAGATGCAGTTACCAATAAAGCCGATAAATCTGAGATACCAACAAAAACTTCACAATTAACTAATGATAGTGGGTTTATTAGTAGCTTAGATGGATATGCTACTGAAAAATGAGTTGAAGATAATTATCTTACAAAAGAAGCTACTGAAAGTGCATTAAATTCTAAACAGAATAAATTAAACCAAGGTGACGGTATAGTAATTGAAGAGAATACTATTTCTGCAGATTATAATACTATTCGTAACAAACCATCTTTAAATGGAACTGAATTATCTGGAGCAGCTTCAATTGTACCTGCCATTAATATTCAATCAGTCCCATCTAAAGTTACTTTAGCTCCTGTATTTGGCAATCAAACTGGAAAAGCAGTTGAACTTCCAATATATAATACAGAGACTAATCAAGCTGGTATTGTTAATGGTCCTCTATATGCACAATTAGCAGATAAATATACCAAAGCTGAAATTGATGCTTTAAATACAGCTATTAATAAAGAGATAGCTTCAAAACAGGAAACGCTTACAGCAGGAAAGAATATATCTATTATAGATAATGTAATCTCTGCTTTTGAGAATCATTTCTTACTTAATTTAGATGAGAATGATCCTGTAAGACAGAAACATATCTATGACTTTATTAGAACTAATCTGGACTTCTATTTATTCTGCCAGATTACATATAAAGGTGATATTATAGTTATTCCTGTTGCAACTATTGAACATCCCGAAACTATTGATTTATATGGCTATTATTTTCAAGATAATGGTGTATTAGTAGTTATTAATGCAATCTTAGTAAATAATGGTAATATGACTGTTAAAGTTACTGAGGTTGATCTTACTAATAAAGGATATACTAAAGATGAAGTAGATGAGAAACTTGCAGCTAAGCAAGGTGTATTTACTCCACAAGCTCCATTAGCTTTTAATGAAGATAAATCACAATTATCTGTAGATTTATCTGGATACCAACCAGTTGGTGATTATGCAACTAACGATTCAGTTAATGAGGAAATTGAGACTCTAAGATCTTCTTTACAAAGTAAGATTGATGCAAAACAAGATAAAGGAGATTATGCTTTAAAGAGTGATATTCCAACTAAAGTTAGTGAGCTTACTAATGATTCTAACTTTGTAACTGAAGCAGAGGTTTCTGGAGATTTAGCAGGTAAAGCAGATAAGACTTATGTCGATGAGCAGCTTGCTACTAAACAGCCTGTAGGAGATTATGCAACAAAAACAGAACTTGCTGGTAAAGCTGATTCTTCTGTGGTAGAATCTTTATCTACTCAAGTAGCAACTAATACTTCAGATATATCAATTATTAAAACAAAACAAGAAGAAGATGGAGATAAGATTGATTCTCTTGATAAAGAGATGGCTACTAAGCAAGATTTGCTTGTAAGTGGAACTAATATCAAAACAATCAATAGTCAGTCTTTACTTGGAGAAGGTAATATAGAAATTGAAAGTGGTTCTAATATTCCATTTCTATTTATAAATTCCACTACTCATCTTTCTGGAGATTTCGCTGCTGTTAAGAATGCTATAGCTAATAAAACACCATTTGAGCTTTATTATGTAAATATTCTAGGTTATGGTGATATAGCAGCTCCAGAAGTATGTTTTGTTTCAGGAGAAAATATTCAAGCTACTTTCCATTTTGAAAGTACTACAGCTAATCATACTGTAGTTCAAACTACTATTACTCCAACTGGAGTATCAGCAGATACTAGTTATCATAGTTATCAAGAGCAATTAGTCTCTGGGACTAATATAAAGACTATTAATGGTGAAAGTATTTTAGGAGAAGGTAATCTTGAAATATCTGGAGGTGGAGGGACTACTGACTATACTCAGTTAACAAATAAACCTCAGATTAATTCTGTTGAACTTAGTGGTAATAAGAGTTTATCAGATTTAGGTATACCAACTAAGACATCTGAGCTTACTAATGATAGTGGATTTTTAACTTCTATTCCTGATGAATATGTTACGGAAACTGAATTAAATGCAGGATTAGGAAATAAACAAGATACTTTAGTTAGCGGAACAAATATCAAGACAGTTAATGGAGAAAGTTTGTTAGGTAGTGGAAATATAGATATTGAGAGTGTTTCTAATCCAGTTACTTATGGAAGTGGAACTCAACCACAAGTTCATACTATTCTTGTGGTAACTCAGTCCGAATATGATGCTATTTCAAGCAAAGATCCAAATACTCAATATTTAATTGTAGAGTAATATGAATATTCGAGATAATTTAAAAGCTTTTTATGTAGGTAACAGACAAGGTACTGCCATTTATGTAGGCAGTACCAAAGTCTGGCCTATTGATCCTTGTAATCCTATAACCTTTATAGACCCAGTATTTGGAAGTCAAGTTAAAATACTTTTATTAGATGATAAACCTGTAACGGATTGTAATATAGACAGTGTAAAAAGCTGATATTATCCAAATACTTCAAATAGCTCTGCATTTACTGGTTCTGCTGTAGTTACTAACGAGGATTACAAAAAATTCAATGTTCCTGCATCTAATGATGATAAGGTAGTATTTATGAGACTTTTTCAAAGTTGTGCTGATTTAACTACATTTGATACTGGAATGGTTGAAGGTGGAGAAGATGAATTAGGACTATTAAATAATTTTGGAGGTTTTTATTGTACCTTACAAGGATGCACTTCATTAACTACTATTATAGGAGATTTTGATGGTTCTAAGATATATAATTATAACTGGATGTTTGGAAATTGTAGATCTTTAATTACTGCTCCAAATATAACATTTCCTCATAGGGATTATTTAGTAACTCATACAGTTAATGTAAGCAGATTATTCGATGGTTGTACTTCATTAACTACTATGCCTTTATATGATGCATATTCTTGGGAATATTTAAGTCTTACATTTAATGGTTTATCTAATTTAGAAAATGTTGGAGGGTTTAAAGATATAGGAAAATGCTTTACTACTAACTCCGTTGCTGGATTAAATTTTGAAGATAGCCCAAAGTTAACTAATCAATCGGTACAGAATATAATTAATAATTTAGCTACTCCAAGAGAATCACTTGCTGGAGTTCTAAAACTTGCAGAGAATGTTTACAATTCATTAACAGAGGAACAAAAATCACAAATCACCAGTAAAGGCTGGTCAGTAACATACTAATATGAAAGTTGAAATTAAAGAAAAGTATCAAGTAGTTAAGCCTGAAGATAGTATGCTTCTGACTAACTATAAAGACGAAATGGATATTAAAGGGTATAACTCATTTAAAGAGTGTATTTGTCCATTAGATTGCGATTTAACTCATCTAAGAGAAATATCCCTAGAACAAGACAGGGTTTATAAAGAACAAGCTGAGAAGGCGATTGAAGAATCTCTTAAATAATAAAAACTATGATTATATTAAAGAATACTAAGAATACTCAGACCTTCTATGTTAGTAAGAAATGTGGTATTGAGACAGCTCAGCTTCCAGTTGGTTCTTATACAAAGATTGAAGCAGATGCGAGATTTCAACCTAAAGGTAATTACATTTCTGAGGAGAAAGCAGAAGAGTTAATTAATACTAAAGTAACAGAAAGTATTGAAGATCAAGTTCCTCCTTTAGTAGATCAATCTATTGATGCTAAACTTGTTCCAATTAATACTGAGATTACTAATCTTAAAGGAGAAGTTGAGGAGTTAGAAACTTCTAAGATGGAAGTATTCCAAGCTAATCAACCTCTATCTTTACATAGAAATGGAGAAGGTTTGCAACTATCTGTAGATTTAAGTAATTATGCAACTAAAGCAGAAATTCCTGATACTAGTGATTTTGCTACTAAAGAAGAGCTTACAGCTGTAGAGAATAAGATTCCTGATGTATCTGGATTAGCTACTAAAGATGAAGTTGCACTTAAAGCAGATAAAAATGAGTTATCAAACTATGTAACTACAGATACATATAATACAAAGATGACAGAGTTAGATGGAGAAATTTCAGCTATTCAAGCTCAGATTGGTAATATTTCAACTACTCTTGATACAATTAATGGTGAAGTAATCTAATATGGCAAATACAATTTCTGATAAATTAACGTATCTTGAAGGTACTAAGAGTGCCATTAAAGATGCTATTGTAGCTAAAGGTGTTGCTGTATCAGATTCCGATACCTTTAGAAGCTATGCAGATAAGATAGGACAGATTTCTGGAGGTGGTGGAGGAAAGATTAATTTAAATGATTATGGATTAACATTTGCATATTCTAGTCCTACTGATAATCAAGTAAATCAGATTATCTTTGATTTACCTGATTTTACAAGTACGAGAAATTTTTTTTCGCATATGCAGTCTCCTAATGCATATATAAATCTGTTTTCTATGTGAAATACAGATTTAAATTACGATTGTTCGGGTATGTTGAGTAATGCTAAAATAAATCAAATAGATTTCCCACAGGAAATTACTATACGCGATGGCAATAATATGTTTAGTAGTTTTAATGCTAATGCTTTAACATTAGATACAATTATACTACAAACTAATACTGCTTGATATGATTTAAGTCAAATGTTTAATTCTTCTAATGTTGTATGCAATCATATAATTATTAGAGATGAAGAAAATGATACTCCGTATGTTGTGTTTAATGCCACTTTTGCCAATTTAACATCCACTATTACTACTCTCCCAGATATTAAGTTTGAATTAGTAGGATCATCTATTAATCTTGAATGTGGAGGTACTTATAGTTATTTACCTGATACAATTACAACTTTGCCAGAATGAGATTTAACAGGTGTAAATGAAGGTCAGTCCTTTAATAATTGGCCTTTTTATAGTTGGGAATCTCCAAATACATCAATAACTGATATGGAAGGTATTATAAATTTAAGAGCGAAATTAAATTTATCTTTACTCCAGTCGTTAAATAGTGCAGCTATTGATAACATTTTAAATAAAGCTGCTGATTTAACTGGAGAAGTATCTCAAACTATTACATTTGCAGCAGATGTTTATAATGCACTTACTGAAGAACAGAAATCATTAGCTACATCTAAAAACTGAACTTTAGCGTCAGCATAATTTTTGTCAGTTTTTATTTTTTCTTAGTACTTTGAGTGAGTAAAAAACTTGACATTAAAGGAGGCTTAGGTCTCCTTTAATTATTTTAATACATTAGTAAATTGGTTTATATTTTAAGAAAAAGATATGTAAAACTAATGTAAATTGCTGTAAAATATGAATTATACTCTATTAATGCAAAATACAACTACTAAAGAAGTTTATACATTTGATCTTGAAAATCAGAATTATTCTGAGAATATCTACTATAAGTTTGATATTACACTTCAAGAAGGAATGAGAGACGGTGAATATCAATATATTTTATTTACTAATCCAAATAAATTTCAAGTTATAGTTGATGTAAACAATCCATTTAGATCAGAGTTATATGGAAATCCAGTTATCTTGGTTACATATAATAATACTCTTACTAATGGCACTCAGATATTAGTAGCTGGTAAACCAATACCTATATTGGGAACAGGATTAATAAGAATTGGAGATTATGAGAATAATAATTATCAATACGACAAACCTAATACATACGTAAGTTATGAGCGAAAATAAAACAAAAGTTCAGTTAAGTGCTATTGATCCATTTATTGCAAGTAATATCGTATTACCTACAGAAACTAAAGTAAGAGGAAAAGATTATGTAATGTGAGGAGAAGATAACAAATATCCGTTATATCTATGGGATTTATATTTAAATGTTGCCACTCTCCAATCCATTATTAATGGTTCTGCTGACTTTATTGTTGGTAATGATGTTAAATGTAATGCTCCAGGATTTGAAGTAGTTGTAAATAAAAAAGGGGAAACAATAGTTGATATAATGAGAAAAATCACTATTGATAAGATGATATTTGGAGGTTATGCTATCCAAGTAATTAGAGATATGATTGGAAGAGTTGCAGAGATCTATCATATTGATTTTATGAATGTAAGGTCAAGCGAAAAGAATGATGTATTATATTATGCAACTGATTGGACAGCTTGGTCTGTAAAAGCTATAAAATATCCAAAATTTGGAGCTGGGGATGAAAATCCAGCTAGTATATTTTATAATAAAGGTTATATAACAAGAGGAGTATATCCTATTCCTGTTTATGGAGCTGCTATTTTATCTTGCGAAACTGAGAAAAATATTAATGAATTCCATTTAAATAACATCAATAATGGATTTATGGGTAATCTTATTATTAACTTTAATAATGGGGAACCTACAGATGAAATTAGAGAGGAGATTGAGAGGAATATTAATGAGAAGTTCTCTGGTTATCAGAATGCTGGCAGAATATTGATTTCATATAATGCAGATGAGGCAAATAAGACTACTATTGAAAGATTAGATTCTGATGATTTTGATGAGAAATATCAATCATTATCTGAGAGAACCAGAGATCAAATATTCTGTGCCTTCAGAGCTAATCCTAACTTATTTGGAATTAACTCAGATTCAACTGGTTTTAATGAGCAAGAATTTGAATCTTCATTCAAGCTTTATAATAGAACTATGATTAGACCTATTCAGAAAGAGATTTGTGATTCATTTGATAAGATCTTTGGAATGCAGAATTCAATCACAATTTCACCATTTAGCCTTAATGAAGCTGATACTAAACAAGTTGAATAATGGAAAATAATTATAGAAATGTACTATTAATATCTGAAGATTATATAAAATCAGAATCCAATTTAGACAATAATGTTTCTGGTAAATATCTTCAGTCAGCAATTAAACTTGCACAAGATATTGAGCTTCAGTCATTAATTGGAACTAAGCTCTTAGAAAAGATTCAGAAATTAGTAATTGATTGAAAAGATCCAAATAAACCAGTTCATCCAATAGAACCTCCTATTTATGATCCTACTTCAATAGATGACCCAGAAAATCATAGATATAAAGAATTGCTAGATTACTATATTCAGCCTTATTTACTTTATCAAGTATTAAGTGAGATTACTATACCTATTTCGTTTAAGCTTAGTAACTTTGGGGTTATGAGGACTGATGATGAGAAAGATTTAACTTCTGATATTAGCCAAGTTAATCTTATTAAGAAATATTATAGAGATAAAGCAGATTTCTTTAAAACGAGATTACAAAATTGGGTAATTACATATTATAATGATTTTCCTGAATTGTATTCTTATAAACCTCTTAAAGATATGTATCCAAATATGTATTCAAGTTCATCTTGTACTATTTGGTTAGGTGGAGCTAGAGGTAAAGGTTGGAGATATAATTCTTGTGAAGGTCCTCTGCAAAGAGCTTATGATTTCCCTTCAAGTGATAACAATAAAAAGAGTAAGTAAGATGACGTATTTTGAATTAATAAACAATTTAAAAGCTTGTGCTCTTGAAGAACCCAATATTAATTTTGTAGGAAGTAAGGATATATATGAACTTAATAGTATCCCAACTATTGAATATAATGTATTTTATATAACTCCAAATACATTTAATATGGATGAGGATACTATTACTTACTCTTTAAATCTCTATTTTATAGCAAGATGGGATGAAACTGATAATAATCAGCTTGAAGAGCAATCAGCTGGAATATTAGCATTAACTAATATAATTAACCGATTTAATAACCAATATCCAGAAGTTGATATTTCTTATCCTTTAATTTTTACTCCATTTTATCAGAAGTTCAAAGATATTTGTACTGGAGTATTTGTTAGAGTTGATTTAGCTGTAGACAATACTCTGGGTACTTGTTCTGATAATATGTAATGGAAAATAAATTAAACTGGTTTGGAAAGGTATTAGAATGAGTAGATAAATATGGATTACTAAAGATATTTAAAGCAGGGATTGGATTAATATTTATATCCTATGTAATGGTTATTACACTTAATCCCTCTATTGTTTATAATAAGGTTGTAACCTATATTGAACAAACTCACAATTCTAAAACTATTGCAAGAAATGAAGCAACTTTAAAGATTAAATATAAGCTTAAAGAATTGCTTCAAAGCACAAATGCTGATAGAGCTTGGGTTATTGAATATCATAATGGAACTACTGGATTAGGAGGACTTCCGTTTACTTATGGAGTAATGAATGCCGAGGAAGTTAAACCAGGAATACGATCTGTAAGTAGCCATTATAAAGACTTCCTGTTATCTGACTATACTTCAATTATAGAGTTTTCTAAGAATGATGGATGGTTTGGTAATATAGATAGTTTAGAAGCAGATGATCCAAGATTATATTATGCATTTAAATCCAACGGAGTGAATGAAATAGCAGTATTTTATTTAAAGACTGAGGATAAAGATATTGGCATTTTAGGTTTATCATTCTGTGATACACCTATGCCTTATGATACTTGAGTACATCTAAGAAGAGTTGGAATACAGATAAGTATAATTTTAAATAAGATATAATATGAAATATTGGTTAAAATATGTAATAGTAGTTGTACTATTAATGATTGCATTTTTGTTAATTAAAGTAATTCCTTTTTGGATTACTATTAGTTTAACGTTATTTGGAGCAGTGTGCTATTTTATTTATCTTTATAAACTGCATAATTCATATAAATAATGAAGTATTTCACACTCGAAGAATTAACAAGATCTGATACTGCTTCAATTAAGCATATAGATAACACTCCAGATGAGAGTATAACAGAGCACCTGATAGAGTTGGTCGAGAAGCTTTTAGACCCAATAAGAGAGAGATGGGCAAAGTATTGTGATGACAATCAGCTTGGTAACGCAGGCATCAGGATTTCCTCTGGTTTTAGAAATAAGGAGCTTAATAAAGCAGTGGGAGGATCTTCAACTTCTGCTCATTTAACAGGGTATGCAGCAGATATATCTCCAATTAATGGTAATATGAAAGTATTCCAAAGTTGGATTGCTGAAGCTATTGAAGAATTAAATTGAGACCAGTTGATATATGAAAAGCCTAAGAATGGTATAGCAAGTTGAATACACTTGGGATTAAAGAATAAAGACGGAATGCAAAGACGACAGAAATTTACTATTATATAATGTTTTACTATTGTTATAAAATAATTTTAACTGCAGGTACATTAAGAGGCAAGTATTATATTGGGAAAAGGATTTATAGAGGTAAAGACATAAATAAAGATCCATATAAAGGATCAGGAAGGATTATTACTAATTATTACAAAAGATTCCCTAATGCATACCAAAAGATTATTTTGGCAACTTGCACTAATGCAGATGAATTATCTAAATTAGAATACAAACTAATTGGAGATAAATGGGACACTGATCCTATGTGTTTAAATTTGAAACCTGGAGGAGAAGGAGGCAATTACGGAGTCAAATTTAATTCTGAATGAAAGAAGAAACTGTCTAATTCTAATAAGGGAAAGAAACATAATTGCCCAGAATCTTGAAGAGTTAAAGTAGATGCTCATAACAAACAAAGATGTCGTAAAGTAGCTCAGTATGATTTAGATGGTAATTTTATTCAAGAGTATGAAAGTTGCACAGAAGCAGCCAAATCTGTAGGAACTGATAGAGGAGCTATTAGTAGAGTATGTGGTGGATTAGCAAATACAGCTAAAGGATTCAAGTGAAGATATGTTTAATAAAAAAGAAAAGGAGGGCAAATAACCCTCCTTTTTGTTTATTCCATTATCTCAAATAATTTCTCATCTTTAGGTATTAATTCTCCAGTTTGTAAATCTACTAAGAATTTACTATTTTCTGGTATTACATATACATAATACACTCCATTTATACATACTTTATAGGTTTGGTATTTCATATTAGTCAATATATGTTGCGTTAGGAATCTCTGGTTTTTCTTCTACTTCTTCCCAAACTAACCCTTTGTTTTGGTTCTCTAATTGAACTATTCTATATTCTAGTTCTTCAAGCTTTTTAAATAAAAAATCATCCATAATTAATCAAATTTTGAAATAAATGTAAAATCTCTTTGTGCTAATACTCTATCTATAATATCTCCTAATTTCTTAGAATTCTCTTTAAATTCATTCATTCACTTATCAAACTCCTTAATAGTATCTTCTGACTTTTTAAGAGTTTCTTTAATATCCGCAATTCTATTTAAATATGAATCTTGGTCTAATAATAATGTATCCTTTGCTTCTAACATCCTTTTCAGTTTTAGTTGATTTTCTAACTTCAAAATAGTGTTCAATATCTGTTGCCTTTGCAGTTTTCTTTATACCTAAAGTCTTATATACATCAGCAATCTTATTCTTCAATAAAGCTAAATTGTAGAACATACCATTCTGAATATCTCTTGTAAGTAATTTGGCAACCTTATTTGGCATATTTTTATCTGATATTTTAACAAGCTCCTCTTTAATATCTTTAATGCAATAACCCAAAGTTGCCATTCTTTCAAATCCCAGTTTATTAATTGCATCATTTAACCAAGGATATTTAATTAGAGCTTCATTTAATATAGGAGTTCCAACTTTAAATTTAGTTTCCCATTCAGCTCTTACATCTTTAATAAGCTCCTGAAATGACTTACTAGGAGCTTCAAGGTCTATCTTAATAGATTTATCTTCACATTCAGCAACCTTTATAAAGCCATTCTTTAGATATTCATTAGTAAGATTAACTCTTACAGAGTATAAACCTCTTGCAACCTTAAAATTGAATATATCTACTTTAGCCATATTTGGGTCAAATTCAAAGGTATAATCCTCATTAATTTGAATATATGTGTCACTTGTAAAGTCTGTAATCTTCTTACGAGCTACTTCTGGAAGCTGATTATATGATTCAACTGCAATCTTTGTTTCTTCAATATTCTTTAATGTATTATTTTTAAATGTATCATAATCTATCTCTGCATATCTTGTGGCTGAATAAAGATGAGTAATCCAATTTAAATATTTACTATTTCTAATTCTACCAGCAATCTGTTGAATTGAAGTAGATATATCTAAAAGAGTCTGAGCTTTAGAGGAATCACTAACTACAATAATTCTTCCATTTTCATCATAAATATCAGAACCTTCAAATACAGTAGAAGTCAACAAATTAATCTTCTTAGGTTCATCATTTACTGAAGAATTCTGAATTGGCAGTTTAGTTCTATTATTCTTAGAATATACTACTCTTGTGTTATCTGCTGTAAGTTTAGCCTTTAAAATAAGATTCTTTATAAAGTCAACAGAGTTAACAAATATATAAGCATTACCTTCAACATTCCCACTTAAAAATCCATTTATAAGCTTAATTGTGGAAGCTTCTACATTCTTGCATTTAACAGTCTGAACTTTAGTCTCAATAACATCATCCCATTCTTGTTTTACTAATGGCAGTTTAGACAATTCATCTAAAACAAATTCATCTTCTAATGGAGTTGCAGTCATAAATGTATATTCTTTAAATAGACTATATGTCTTTAATACATCTTTAATTGCATCTCTTCTAAGACTATATTGATTAAATAGTATATGATATTCATCAATTAATAGGCTATAATCTTTAGGATTTACCGCTTCTATTACTTTATAAAGAGAATTATAAGTAACAATGATTTTAGGGCATTTAACTGAAGATATATAAGCTTCAATATCTGTCTTAGTAACACCTTGATAAACTCCAAAAATAGGCTCTTTACGTCTTTCATTAGGATATTGAGCAAGTTTATTCTCAACTAAACTTACAAATGGAACACATATAACATAAGGCTTATCACACTCTAAAGCCATTGAAGTTCCACCACATCCTACTTTACCTTTGTCAAATAAGCAGTTAGTAGGTAATTCATTGATTAAATTATTTAAATAAGTTTTCATAATAGTAATTTTTAATAAGTTAATAAATTTTATATGTAACTTTT